AAAAGAGGTGTACCCCACTTCTCGCCCCCCATAGAAAAATTCTGTTTTTCCAAAATTAGTGTTTTCTGGTAGAGTTGGTTTTGCAGTTGTTGCTAGTTCCTGAATGCTCTAGCGGCTTCTTTAAGGGTTAGTCAGGGGTAACTTCTTGACTAACCCTTTTTTTATCTATACTATGGAGTTATTGGTAGAGAGGTTAATATGATTACAGAGCTAGTGCTGGAGAGTGGAGTAAGGATGCCTAAACAGCGTACTGTTTACGCTTACCCGTATGAGGATATGGAGGTGGGGGATAGTTTTGTAGTTCCTCTGGTAGCCCGTGCGAAGGTGTTGAATGCAAACTACAGGGCTGGTAAGAGGTTGGGCAGGTACTTTGCTGCCAGGACTGAGGGTGACACTGTCAGGGTGTGGAGAATGTCATGAGTGAACTACTGTGGATGACGGAGGATGAGTTGCGGCATGTGTGTCGCATTCTGGCTACTCGTCTTTGTCAAACAGAGGGGAAGATGCTCATGATGTCGGTGGAGATAGAGAAGGCGGTGGCGTATGGCTACAGAGTTGGATTTGAGGATGCAACTACAGGAGAGCCGTTTGCGCTTGCGAGCAGAGATGAGGAGAGCCTCGTCTTGCATTAAGAAAGAGGAGAAGGTTGCTCTTGTCAATGATTGGAAGAGCAGGTATTCAGAAAGACATGTTCGGGAACTTATAGCGTGTGCAAAGACAGATTGTCGCTACGTTATTGCTAATTGGAAAATAGAGGAGTTATAAATGGAAGAGATTGACAAAGACGTTATGGGTCAGATGTTGTTTGAAAAGGCAAAGACAGATTATCCTTACTTATCCGACAAAGACATTTCTTTCAAGTATTCGCCTAATCAAGGCCGTGGGTATTTGGAGTTTTATCCTCCAGACGAGCCTGGCTCTCCTGAGTACCCACGCCCTAAAGAACTGCCACTGAGTAAAGTTGGTATAGAGGTGTTTGACCCAGCTACAAAACCTTTGGATATTCTTGCTGACTATGTGAGTCATTATGGTGTTGAGTCTGACCCATACTTGTCTGAGCGTTACCAGAACTTTACACAGTCCATGACACCAGACCAAAACAAGCGGTTACAAGAACAATACAAATATTATCAAGAACATCCAGAATATAAAGAACAACGTGCTTTTGAAGACTGGGCAAAAACAAGCGGGTTGCCTGGTTACTTTCGGGGCTATACCTTTAATCAATGGCCTGATTCGGAGCAGATGTATACCCCTGAACAACTAAATGTCCTTAACCAAGTCCGTAGCTACTTGGGTATTAAATGAACTTTGACCTGAAGAAGTTTTACAAGTTCTGTTCCGAACTCAAGATTGAGACTAAGGAAGAGGGCTTGAAGAAGATGGGTAACCTTCTGGGTACTCAGACATATGTGATGGATGAGATACAGAAAGGTTTAGATGAAGACGTTCACTTCTTTGTCATCCTCAAAGGTAGGCAGTTGGGTATCACAACTATTTCCCTCGCTCTTGATTTATATTGGCAATTCACCCACCCTGGCTGGCAAGGCACTCTTGTTGCGGATACGGAAGAGAACAGAGACATGTTCCGTTCTACTCTTGCTATGTACATTGAAGGATTACCCAAGGAATACAAGATACCCTTGGTTGCCCATAACCGCAACCAGATGGTTCTCAAGAACAGGTCAAGATTGTTCTATCAAATTGCGGGAAATAAGTCTCGTCTGGGACAAGGTAAAGCTATCACTTATCTACACGGTACAGAGACAGCCTCTTGGGGAAACGAAGAAGGTCTAGCCTCGCTGATAGCTTCTCTTGCTGAAAAGAATCCAGAAAGGCTGTACTTGTTTGAGAGTACGGCTCAAGGTTTCAACATGTTCCACGACATGTACAAGATTGCCAAGCGAGCAAAGACTCAACGTGCAATCTTCTGCGGCTGGTGGAGGAATGAGTATTACCAAGTCCCTGCCGACTCAAACATCTACAAGGTGTACTGGGATGGCAAGCTGACAGGGGAAGAAAAGGAATGGCACAAAGATATTAAGAAGCTGTACGGCTTTGAGATTAACTCTAGGCAGATGGCCTGGTGGCGTTGGAAGATGGCAGAGGGCATCAAAGATGATGCTCTTATGTACCAAGAGTTTCCACCCACTGAGGACTATGCTTTTGTGATGACAGGCACATCCTTCTTCTCACATACCCGCTGTACAGAAGCAGCTAAGAAGAGCAAGACCACAGAATGTGATTACTACAGGTATTCGTTTGGTCAACTCTTTCAAGACACTGAGGTGCTCAAGTCTACGGAACGTCTGGGAACTCTTAAAGTGTTTGAAGAGCCTATAGATTCTGCTTACTATGTGATAGGTGCAGACCCTGCCTACGGTAGTTCTGACTGGGCAGACAGATTCTGTATTCAGGTCTACCGCTGTTATGCAGATGGGCTTGACCAAGTAGCAGAGTTTGCAACCTCTGAACTCAACACCTACCAGTTTGCGTGGGTGATAGCTCACCTTGCTGGCGCATACAAGAACTCTACCCTCAACTTGGAAGTTAATGGCCCAGGTCAGGCGGTTATCAATGAGTTGCGTAACTTGAAACGTTTGGCAACCTCTATGGGTGGAGCCACAGGTCGGGATTTGATGGATGTGTTGGGTAGCATGACAAACTACATCTGGAGGCGTAACGACACCCTTGGTGGTCTGTCCAACAGTATTGGCTACCTCACCACCGCCAACAGCAAAGAACGCATGTTGCAGTACATGAAAGACTATTTTGAGCGGGGCATGATGGGCATTCTTAGCATGGATACCCTAGAGGAAATGAAAGGTATCGTGCGAGAAGGAGGTTTCTTGGGCGCACCTGGTCGTGGTAAAGATGACCGTGTGATTGCCTCTGCCCTCGCTGCCGTTGCCTACGCAGAGCAGATTCAACCGAGATTGATAGCACACAAGCTCTCCCGCAATGTGAGCGCAGCACAAGAGTCTTTCTCCCCTGAACAAATAGCTGTCGGCCGAAACGTAAGTGATTATTTAAAAAGGATTGGAATGTATGGTTCACAGTGAATTGACCATCGTGTCTGTCTACGGACACAACAATGGAGCGTCTGCCATACCCTCCATAGTCAAGTCTATGCAAGAGTTGCCAGGCTCACAAGGCTTACTCATCTCCCTAGAAGAACCCCCCAACTTGCCAAGCAATGTAGTCTGGAAGCGTTGCCACCACATAGACTACCTTGGGTATTCCCTCTTCATGATGCACGGCTTGTACGCCTATATAGAGACTGACTACTGCCTTATCGTCCAAGACGATGGGTGGGTTCTGAACGGCAAGAACTTCAAGCCTGAATACTATGACTACGATTACATAGGCGCACCCTCACATTGCGCTTTTGGTGACGGTAACCTGTACCTACACTTTTCTTGGACTCAGGCTACAGAGCCAGTCAAAGTGGTGCAAAACGGTGGATTTTCTTTGCGAAGCAAGCGATTCTTAGAAGCCTGTAACAAGCACGGCATCATGCACCTAAATGCAAATGAGATACACGGCTGGAATGAAGATGCCCAACTTACAGCTATATTGAAACCAGTTCTTAAATCTTATGGTTATAAGTATTGTCCTGATGAAATAGCTAAAAACTTCAGCATTGAGTATGTTGGGCACGGCTTTCACGAAGAAAACTTTGATTTTGGTGGTTTGCTAGGCCACCATGCCCAGACAAGAAAGCTAAAAACAAATAATCACATCGTTGTTCCTGCTGACCCTACAAAATCGTATGGGGAAGTTAAGTTTATTTTGTGGTTGCAAGACCAAGGTTACACAGTGGAGTATCAATATGAGTCCGTTAAGCAAGCGTGAACTGACAAAACACATGCAGCGTTTCTACGCTGACAAGGAAAGAGGCATCTCTATTGCCCTTTTTGCTGAACTTGCAGGGATAAGTCATGGGCATTTCCATGATGTATTCATCTATAACGAAGAACCCTTAACAGAAAACGTGCAAAAACGGGTCAGTAAAGCCTATCAACAGTGGGTTGCTGGCAATGTAAAGGTCATGAAACGCATAGATAACACCCGTTATGTGGACTACAGAAAGACATCTCAACCAGTTTTTAAGCCAAAAATGGGTCTACAGGTGACCTCAGACGGCATAAAAATCAAAGTTGGGATGGTAAACAGGCACGATTACAGCGAAATTTCACTTGACGAAGCACTTAGGGGGTAAAAATGGGAATACTGAGAGACTATTACTGCACAAACCACGGAATCTTTGAGGCATGGGAGCCAACATGCCCTATGAAACATTGCAAAGGTGAGTTATCTGTTGTCCACTTGAAGCCAGTAGGCACAAGGTCGGCAAAAACCTCTGCAACCGACAATAATCTGAAGCAACTGGCTATTGAATACGATATGACGGACATTAAGTCCACAAAAGCGGGAGAACACCAGACTGGCTACATGAAACGCAAGAATAAACTGTCAGACAAGCAGTTTGCCGAGGCTACAGACGCAATTCAGTCCCAGAATCAACAACAACAGAAACAAACCCGCCCTGGCGAGTCCGTTATCTGGGGTGGAGGTGGCAACATTAGCATGAAATCGGTTATGGGTGGACAATTTAAGTCTGTTAACGGAGAATCCGTGGGAATTAACCCAAAATCAGCAGGTGACTTGCAAGGCCCCCGTGCGAATGTGGTAATGAATGACCACGAAAACTTACAGGTGAGAAAATGAGAATCCCTAAAGAACCCGTAGCCAGAGAAAATTTTTATTTAGAACTCATAGAGAAGTGCCTTGTCAGTCGTGAACAGCGCAAAGTTGATTACACATCCTTACGCTCTTACTATCTGTTTGGTAATGCGCCTGATGATGTACCCGCCATCTACAACAAGATTTACCCACACATAGACCAGCTTACCTCGTTTCTGTACTCAGCAGAAACCACCAAGTTCTCTATCCACACAGGTGCTTCTGTTGCAGAACAAGAACAAATCAAAGTTCCTAGCTTGAGCAAAGCTCTCAATGACGAGTGGCTCAACAGCAACGCTGACCAGGTATTCTCAACCGCAGTTACTTGGTCACTTTGCTACAACACAGCCTTTGTCAAACTTGTTATCAACAATGGTATTCACCCCTACATGGTAGAACCCGCCTGTATTGGCGTGTTACGTGAAGACAGTTCCTACACTGACAGACAAGAAGCTCTTGTCCAAACCTACTACATCACCAAGTCAGAGTTGTACGACAGACTCTACAGTCATCCTGACAGAGATGCTATTGTCAAGCGGGTTATGACCACGCAACATGAGCGTACCGAAATTGCTAACGGTATTCAGCGCATTATCCTGTCTCAATCTAATCCTACGTTGTACGGCAATATCAATCTTGATTTGTCGGGTAACCCTACCTACAAAGCACAAGTTTCTGAAGAAACCATAGAAATGGTTGAGCTATGGGTCTGGAATGACGAGACAAAAGACTATCAGGTAGTTACAAAAGCTGACCCTAATGTCATCATCTATGACAGACCAGGCGAGTCAATGTTCCTTAAAGGCGAGTTGCCATTTGTGCAAATCTGCCCTAATCCTTTGTACGACTATTACTGGGGTGGCTCAGAAGTTCAACGTCTGGTTTATCTCCAGCAGCTACGCAATAAACGTATGACCGAGATACTGGACTTGCTTGCTAAACAGGTCAGCCCACCTACCGCTCTTATTGGCTTTACAGGTATTCTTGATGAGAAGAACTTTGCGCTAAACAGAGCAGGTGGCTTAATCGCAACTGATATGCCAAACGCTAAGGTAGAGAAGTTAGCACCCACTATACCTCCTGATTTATTCCGTGAAATTGGTGAAATAGACCTGATGTTTGAAGAAGCATCTGGCATTGTTTCTGTATTGCAAGGTCGTGGAGAAGCAGGTGTACGCTCTTCTGGTCACGCTTCTACACTTGCCCGTCTGGGTTCAAGTCGAGCCAAGAAACGTGCCCTCATCATTGAAGACAGCTTAGAGAAGATGGCAACGTTGTATCTCAAGTGTATGCAGGTCTATGACAACACCCACTACACAGATGCAATGGGACTAAAATTTATTGCTGACCAGTTCACCAAAAACTTTGTGGTCAAAGTGGACGCTCACTCTAATTCACCCATCTTTATGGAAGACAGCCGCAAAATGGCATTTGAGTTGTTCCAGGCTGGCGTGATTGACAAAGAATCCTTGCTTGACATGATTGAGCCGCCAATGAAACAATTGTTGTTGGATAGATTAAGAAAAGCAGAGGAAAAGCAAGCTGCTCAACAGGCTATGGAGCAACAAATGCAACAAATGCAACCTCCAAAAGCAGAAGGTAAACCAGACTTGAAAAAGGTGGGATGATGGCTACAAACAACACAGGCATGACACAACCTACGGCTGACCAACCACGGGTTGACACCGCTTCTTTGAAAAGAAACGAAGCAAGCCCTAACTTGACAATGCGTCAAACTGGGTATAAAACCTCATACGGGAGGAGTCAACGTGACTCTAACCGCAAACAATACGGGAGTTCAAGATGAACATGAAGTCAAAAAGTGGACGTAAGTGCCGCCGTTAATTCAAGATTCCGCAAGGAAGGGTGTGGCTGCCTCCCCTTTGAGGTGGCCTTGTAAAAGGAAATTATCATGATGTACGGAAAAGCAAAAATGGTTCCCAAAATGGCTCGTATGGGACGCAAAGCCCGTAAAGGTCGCAAGTAATGTCTACAGAGGGCTGACAAAAAATGCCCTCTACCTATTGACAAGATGTTTGTAAGTGGTTACAAACACGGCAAGGAGTGATTATGAGTGTTCCACCAGATAAGTTGA